CTACGTTTGTTGTTTGTGGACTCGCGAAACCAACATTCTGTGAAATAACGGCCGTAAAACCTGAAATCTGTCCCGCCGCTAGTGTATAGTTATATGTTCCTGCATTATTCGGATCGAAAGGGTCTGTATTTGAATTGATCCATCCATATTCTTTAACATTTGGAACTAGAAAGTCTGCCCTAAGAAAACTTCCTTGTAGTCCTTGTTCGTTTTGCCATTTAAACTTGAATCTGTATTTTCCTTTTGTGGGTATACCTTTTGTCGGATCATTTGATATGACTTGTTGGCCGAATTCATTGGTGAACACATAATCCAAATTCATAGGGACATTCAACAAATAAGTCCCGTTATCATCAATAACCTTTCCTCCTTCTTCTATTTCATATCTTTCTAATATAGGTAATCCGTTAACATCTGAAAATATAGTTTGTCTAATTGCTTGTATTTCACCAGGTCCTGCAACTAATTCACAAAGATTTCCTGTATTATTTTTTGGTTTACAACTCACCTTCAATGCATCATCATCTGTTGTTGATATGATTGATCCCATGAATATTGCGGTGGGTTGTATGTTGATATTCGCTTGTTTAGTTAAATCAAAATCAACTCTTGTAATACCAACTTGACATAACTCAGCGTCACCCCAAAAAGGACGAACATCAACATCAAATACCAAATTTTTAATTTGTGGTAATTCTCTAAGGTTTGTGGATGATTTAAATCTAGCACCATTAACTTGAGTTTCAGTTGCTAAACCTTGTTGTATTAAATCTTGTGGTGCCAAAGAAAAACAACCAATGTCAGATAAGTCAACATCCATTACGATTGTTTGAGTTCCAACAGGAACACCAAAGATCATAAAGTCACCACTTTCATTTGTTGTTACAGTAAAACGATAATACTTATCATATACCTCTATATACGAATTATCCATTAGAACATCTCCTTTGTTCGGAAATGAACCTGTTGATGTATGTCCGTTATAAGATGGTAATTTAGGTAATAAGTTATATCTATACCCTTCTTCGTTAGTATCTGTTATACTCTTATACGGATATAGTTCAGAAATTACAGGGTTTAATTCGTCCGCTTCTTCCAATGGTATGAAGACGGAAACTTTGGCATTTGGAAGACCAAATCCATTGTTTACAAAAACTCGACCGACTACAACACCGTAGTCTGCACAAAATCTAGTATAAAGATCGTTGGCCAATATCTTTAAAGATAGTATCTCTAAAGATTCCCAATCTTGTTCTAAATTTACATTTATATATTTGTCTTGACCGACTTCGGTTCTTATTCTATACGATTTTGGCATTAAAAAATCAGTTTTTTCATAAATAGTTTATTTCCTATTTTGATAAAAATAATTCTATTTTGAAAAAAATAAATCCCTAAGAGAAATTGACTGATTTTAAGTTCAAAACTCTAATATTAATATCTTTGTTTGGATACCTTACTTGGTATATTTGTGTTGGTGTTGCGAACAAAGTATCTGCCGTTGGTTGGATTTGTCTTGTTGCAGGATCTGAATATGGCATTGATGTTTGTGCTGATGAATATTGACCTCCGACTTGATTGAAGAATGAAATGTCAGATATACTAACAATACCATTTTCGGCTTGTATCAATCTTCTAAGTTCAGAGATATTAACATTTTGTCCTAATTGTCTAACTAAAGGATTAAAGAAGTCTCCAACTATTTGAATTGTTTTAGAAATTATTGCTCCTTGATTTTGACTATTATCTAACACAACATCTACCGTAACTGCCAAGTCAATAATATCTGCAGATTCAATTGATATGTAATCATTTATCATTCTATAGTTAGATAGATAATTTGCAACATTTTGTTTTAAAGTATTAGACACAACATTTGTTAATGTTCCTGTCGTATCATAAGACAACATTTTAATTCTAATTTTATTATTTTCTTCAGTGATTGCGACTTTAGCAGGAGCCCCAAACTGAGATGGCATTGTTCTAATAATAGAATCGTAATCGTTTACGGTTACCGCTCTTTTTTGTGCCGCGAAGTTAAATGAAACCATGTTTCTAACATCTTCGGTTGTTGGTGGGTTTGCTCCTCCAATTGCTGCAGTTACGTTATTACATTGTAAACTATTGATTACACTTCGGTTTACACTATCAGATGGTCCATTAACGGCAAATGACACAGTTCCAACTTGGTTAATTGTGTTAATACCCAAATTACTTGACAAACCACCACCAATTCTATACTGAACAAATAGTGTTGTATTTGGTGGAAGAGCCGCTCCCATTGCGTAATTGTTAGTATATCTACTAAGATCGAAACCTTTTCCATCAATAGCAAATTGTCTTAATTGTTCATCAGCAGATATATTTCCACCACCAAAAGTCATTTTACAGAAACCTTCAGGTGTATATTCAGAAATAAACTTGTTTGTTGTTGTGATGTATGTTCCAACCTTAATTCCCGGTTGATCAGATGTTTTAGTTGGGTCTTCAACAAACACTCTATCTTGAACCAATGCGTCAACCTCAAACCATCTTTCTTGACCTAATATTAAAAAGTCTTGTGGATTAGGTATTGTAGAATATTGTGTTCCCGGTTTTAATAAAACACTTGTGATTCCTAAAACATTTTTTTCAGGTAAAAATAATTCTAAATATGGTTTAGAATCATTTGGTGTAATAACTCTTTTATATACTTTTGTAATACCATTAACAACAACTTCTCTTTTAACGATTGTATAATTCAATAACTTACCACTTGAATCGAAGTTAGGTATTTTAACTCTATTTGGTGATCCTTCAGCGTTTATTGGTGATGCGAAATCAATATCATAAACGGTTTCAAATGGTTGTCCACCACCATTAACTTGTGATCCTCTTCGTAGAATACCACAATATCTTAAATCTTCTCTATCACCAAAAGCAGGGACCGTAATTGAAAAGTCAATCAACGCAACCGATGGTCTTTGTCCGGGAACTTTAAGACCATATGTTCTAGCAATATTATATACTGAATTTTTTTGTTGTGCAAATTGTAATACGGTTTCTTGAATACTCCTATCAATTTGATAATTTAAATTATCTGTTACCGCAGCATTCATATCTAACATTACCGAGAAAATACCCGCATCGTTAAAGTTTTGAACTAAATCAGGATAATAAGTTCTTGTAAAATTAATTAACTCGGTTCTAACTCCTTGAAAGTCCCTTACTGTATATGAAATCTTTTTTTCTGCCATATAATATTAAATATTGATAATAATAAAATCACTCGATTCAAAAGCCGAATCTGTTATTCTATAATCTATTTTGATTTTTGCTGTGTGTTCTAATGTTCCAATGTTTGTAACACGAAACTCTCTTTCACCATTTTTATTTACCGTATAACCTTTGTCTTCTAAACCAGCAGAACCTGGTTCAACGGATATGTTAGTGATTTGTAAATTTGGCATGTATGTTCCAACACTACTTTTGATCTCAGCCTCTATATCAGAAAAAGTTGGTCCGTCTAGTGGTTCAAAAATAAATTCATAAAGTCTTGTTCCAAAATCGGGTAAAAAATATCTTGATCCTTTTCTTGTTAAAATTAAATGAACTAAGCTTGACCTTATTTCACCCTCAGTTGAATTAGTAACGTCTAAATATCTTCCCGTAAAAGAATCTACAAAAGGAAAAGAAATACCATAAGTTATACCATTTGCCATATCACATATAAATATAAGTTAGGTTTTTTTTAAGTAAAAATCCTGCAATTAAATTAATGCGACAATTTTACCATCAATAGTCTTTATATCATTAGATTCGTATTCAAACTCAACAAATTTTTGATTAAGTATGTATTCGTTAATAGATTCGGTTATAGGATAACAACTCAAACATTCTATAATCGGTGTTGTTGTTGATTTATATTTATAATATCCTATTTCATAACCCCATATCATCAATGAATTTTTTGTGGGATTTTTTGTAAGAAGATTTACTTTCGTCATCATCATCAGTTGTATATTGCCAATTCCAATATAGTTCTTTATTAGGACTAAATCCATAGAATTTGTGGACCTCTTTTTGAATTTCTGTAACATTTTCACCATTCCAATTTTGACCAACACAAATAAAACCTGTTTCAATACCTTCAACTATATTTTTTTCACCTAAAGTCCTGTATCTATTTTCAATCCAAGTTAAACGTTCTATTAGATTTTGATAAAACATATTGGCCTGTCCCCATCTAACCGAACTAAAGAATACCACAGCGTCTGATTCAAATAATTCTTTACTGACTTTCCATAATTCATCTGTTTTATTATTTAAACTTGCCCAACACCTATGATGTCCTGAAGGGTTTTTTTTATCATCTTTAAGTAATGATTTTAAAATACCACAACTATTTCCTTCTTCCCTTGAAACATTTCCTTCACAAGGAAAAATCTTAAGTTCTGACACATCCATAAAAACTGATTTGTCACCAAGTTCTTCATTCAAATACATTGCAAGTATCTTTGATTTTGGAACATCTATCTTTTTAGGATCCCAATTAAATCTATTTGAGCAACTCAACAATAAAACTTTGTCTTTTTTTTGTAGAATGTCTAAAGTTTGTTTTAATTTTTTTGCACCATCTTCTTGGACTAGTTCTTCCAAGAGCATCATTTTTCTAATCTTTTGAATTTCTTCTTGAATAATGTTTGACATACAAATAAATAGTTTAGATATGTAAAAAAACTAATAAATAAAAAATCCCGACCTAGCTCGGGATAACACATTGGATATTTGTTTTTGTTCTATGAAGAACACCCAAAACATTCAAAATCAGAATTGTTTGGTTTTGGTGGTAAGTTTAAGTGAGAATAGTCAACTTTCGGTGGTTCAGGAGTTACTCTTGGTTTTTCTTTTTTTGATATATCCATCGCCAAGTGTTTTGCCCCTGTTGATATCGCTTTAGTCCTAACATAATAACAAAGAGTCTTCAAACCTTTTTCCCAAGAATGGAAATGTGATGAGGTAATCTTTGATAAAGTTGGATTTGCCATATAGATATTCATCGACTGTGATTGATCAATAAATGGTGCTCTTTCGGATGCCATATCAATTAATTCTCTTTGTGAGATTTCCCAAATAGTTTTATACTTAGGAATTAAATGCTCAATTCGTTTAACTTTCTTATTATAGTTTTTGTCTTCAGGATCTAAATAATTATTAAAATTGATATTTTGAATTGATCCCTCGTTGAAAATAATTTCATTTTTCAAGTCTTCTGACCAGATTCCAATTTTTTCAAAGTCATTAATTAGATATTTATTCACAATTAAAATTTCACCTCCAACTACTCGTCGGTTAAATAACGCTGAGTGAGCTGGTTCTGTCATTTCAAATGAACCTGTGATTTTGGCTGAAGATGCCACGGGCATTTGTGCTGTGAATAATGAATTACAAACACCATACTGAGACACGCTATTTTTTAACTTGTTCCAATCCCACATTCCTGAAAGTTGTGACTCATTCAATCCCCACATATCAAATTGGAATTCTCCTTTTGACATCGGTGATCCTTCAAAGAAAGTATATGGTTCATAATTACCATTCATACATAACTGATTACTTTCATAAATGGCTGCGTAATAAATGGTTTCAAAAATGTCTTTATTTAACTTTCGTGCTTCTTCAGACGTGAAGATATAATCCATAAGATAAAACACATCAGCTAATCCTTGTGTTCCAATTGCAATTGC